ATTTGGGGTTTACTTTAACACTGTGGGAAGATCTTAAAGGGAACCCGGTTTCGGATTTGTATAGTAAATTTAGGTTTGTGTATAAGAAATGATTAGTTTCTGTTAGTACGTCTATTCTGAGTGGCGTTACCCACCTTTTTTCTGATCGTGTTTGGTGTGTTTGGTGTGTTTGGTTTGTTATTTATTTTCGTCTTGTTTAGTTTTTTCGCGAGAGTGTTTGGTGTGTTTGGTTTGTTTGATTTTACAAACTTGACGAAATTTAAGTTTTTCCTCAATAGTGGTTGTCGCGTAAATGGATTTATCACAACGTTTTCGTTTGAATTAAGACTGTATAAAGTGTTAATATTAGTAATATTAGTTTTATTATTTTTCGTTTTTATCCAGTTTAGAAGTGATTTTTCAGTTAAGTACTTATTGTATCCGAGGTTTAAGGCATTATTACCGACACGAAAAATATACCCAGATATAGGGTCGTTACGATTAGTATTAAGGGGTACGTTTTTACGTTGTATAGGTTTACGTACTATTTTAAGTTCAAACCGTGTCGAACTATTCTTAATAACTTCTAATCCATCTCGTTTAAGTGTTTTTGGTATGATTCTAAGTAATGGGTTCCCCGTCACATCAAGTCTCTCAAGATTTGTAAGGTTATTAATCTCATCTGGTAACGAACTTAACAAATTATTATACAAATAAATTCTCTTAAGGTTTTTAAGGTTACCGATCTTGGGTGGTATCGATTTTAATTGATTATCAGACAAATTAAGTTTTTCAAGTTTTTTAAATTTAAAGATTACGGGTGGTACCAAAAATAAATAATTATTACCAATACTAAAGTGTATAAGGTTTTTAAGGTTTTCTATCGTAGACCATTTAGCTCTTGGATCAGACTCGAATGACATCCTTAATTTATTACCAAATAAATTAAAAAACTCGAGGTTTTTAAGGTTACCGATCGCGGGTGGTATAGTTCTCAATTTATTAGTACCAAGATTAAGGTGTATAAGGTTTTTAAGTTTACCAAACTCTTCTGGTATAGAGGTTAAATTATTAATACTCAAATCAATCCATGTGAGAGTTTTAAGGTTACCGATTTCTTTTGGTATAGAGGTTAAGTTTTTATCGCTTAAATTAAGACGTGTAATATTCATGTTCGTAATACCAAGGTTACGAAGTGCATGAGGAACGTTGGAGTTACTCATATACATTTACCTATTATTATTATTGATGTTGGTACGTCTACTCTGAGCGGCGTTACCCGCCTTTTTTCTTATCGTTTTTGGCGTGTTTGGTGTGTTTGGTTTGTTATTTAATTTCGTATTGTTTAGTTTTTTCACGAGAGTGTTCGGTGTGTTTGGTTTGTTTGATTTTACAAACTTGACGAAATTTAAGTTTCTTCTAAATAATGGTTGTCGTGTAAATGGATTTGAAACGATATTTGTATTTGGGCTAAGACTGTATAAAGTGTTAATATTAGTGATATTAGTTTTATTATTTTTCGTTTTTATCCAGTTTAGAAGTGATTTTTCAGTTAAGTACTTATTGTATCCGAGGTTTAAGGCATTATTACCGACACTAAAAATATACCCAGATATAGGATCGTTACGATTAGTGTTTAGGGGTACGTTTCTACGTTGTACAGGTCTAAGTGGTATATGTTCAAAACGTGTCGAACTATTCTTAGTAATACTTAAACCAGATCGATGAAGTGTTCTTGGTATGATTCTAAGGTTTGGGTTACTATGTATATAAATGGATGTCAATTTTGGAAGACGACCGATCTCATCTGGTAACGAGGTTAACTTATTATATCCTAAAAAAATTACATCGAGTTTTTTAAGCTTACCAATCTCTTTTGGTATCGATGTTAATTTATTACCAGCCAATCCAAGTGATGTAAGTTTTTTAAGGTTACCGATTTGTCGTGGTACCGATTCTAAATAATTTTGAGACAATCTAAGTTCTTCAAGTTTTGTAAGTTTGAATATTGATTCTGGTATCGAGTTTAAACGATTACCCCCCAAATCAATATACATAAGGTTTTTAAGGTTACCAATAGATGATGGTAACGAGGTTAAAAAATTATCTCCCAAAAAAAGACGATCAAGTTTTTTAAGGTTACCAATAGATGATGGTAATGAGGTTAAATCATTATCGGTCAAAATAAGTTCCTCTAGTTTTTTAAGTTTACCAATAGATGATGGTAAATTGGTTAAGTTTCTATCTTCTAGATCAAGACGTGTAATATTCATGTTCCTAACACCGAGGTTACGAAGTTCCTGGGGAACATTGGGGTTGGAGTTACTCATATACATTTACTTGGTATTTTTATTTGTGTTAATATATTCGTCCGCTTTTTTGGGTTCGTGACATATTACGTCTCCGCAATGGTCGCGGTTCTGGTAGACGGAGTTTATGGACGTGAGTAGTTCACTACACGATTTTACCGCCCACCGACCCAGAACGGGTCGTGGTTCGGGTTTCGTTAAAAAATCAATAAATTTACGTATCATTTCTACTATTTTTTCAATTTCAATTTTTATATAGGTTTATGGTAAGATGATACTCGCTATACTTCTACTTATCATAAACGTGTTTTTACTACTCAACACGAATGAGCCACAGGAAATAACCGAGGTTCGCGAAAAGTATATAATTCTCAGGGAACACCTCATAGAAACTGAAAATAAGAAATTTGAAATGTTACAGAAAGAAGTACCCATAACGGCACATTACAGTATTGCTAGAGGAGCTATAGGGTATAACACGAATAAAGGAACTGAAATAGGTTTGTGTATAGACGGTGATTCGAACGAAATTTTCCACGTTCTTTTACATGAACTCGCGCACTCTACCGTAGATGAATATTCACATAGTAAAGAGTATTGGAAAAATTTTAAAGAATTAAGGAAAATGTGTGTAGAATTAGGTATATACGAAGAAATTCCAAAGAAAACTAAGTTTTGTAATAAGTATGTACAGGATAAATAATCTTTGTTACTATTAAATAATAATGTCCGAAAACGGAATAACGTATAAAGGTCTTGGCACATCTGTGTTTCTTTGGACTCTTCTCATGGGTATGAACACTTCACCATTACTCTTCGATAACTACTGGTTTAACATGACACTCCTACATTTAATCGCGCCCATTTTCATTAATAGGTTAATGAAAGGTGGTGCATTTTTCGGGTACGCGTCCATTGACTTTCAGGGTCTTGTCGTGATATCATTCTTAGCGTACCTTTTTGCTATACTTGTCACGCAAGTTTTCGATAAGAAAATACAAGAACACTATAAGAATTACGGGAAAGATGCGAGAAGTACAGGTATTGTCTATTCACTTCGCGTAACTGGGTTTGTAATTGGTATGCTTCTTGCTTATCCTATCTTAACAAGAGATAAAGGATTAGAAGGATTTTTTGCAAATTCTATTAATACATCTGTTTAAGTGTATTTCTTAATAATATAAAATACAACTGCGGCAGCTACACCAGTTGACGCTAAACCAACCATACTTCGGTTCCCTTGGTCGTTAAGAAACGATGGTACGAAGTTCGCGAGTTTTTCTTGAACTGGCTTACTAATTGCTATCGCAGTACATACTGCGACTACGAGAACTTGAAACTGTTCATCCGTTAAATTAAATGGATTACTGTTACCGTTACTTTTATTTGTTTGCGCTTGTGGTTGCGCTTGTGGTTGCGCTTGTGCTTGTGCTTGCATCATTGGTGCTTGCATTTGCATTTGTGTCATGCGAGGATCCTGTGCCATCATAGGTGGTTCGAGTGGTGCTTCTGGTTGTCCCATTATATCGGAAATTGACGTAGAATCCATTATCTGTTTATTTTCACTTAGATTTTTTTCGAGCTGAATACTCGGCATTTGTTGTTGTTGTTGAGGAGAAGAAAATGTAGGAGGGGGTAAAGAATTTGATTCATCATTCGCAATAAAATTAGTCGATTTGTTATTATTTAAATTAACCATACCGTCCGAATTTTCAGAAAGATTCATAGTATAAACGTCTGTCATATACCATAACATGTGTTTTTCGTTTTTTTACGTTTACGCGATAGCCTGGATTATTTACGTAAAGTATAATGTGGGTACAAACAACCGAATGTTTTTACTATTTTAGGTAAATCGTTTAGTTCATCGTAACTAGACATGTCGTGATCTATATAGACCGTTTTTGTTTCGTGACATACATCAATCAATATACGGTACCCTTCATCTGTGTTATACGTAGGAGTGTTTATTTCGTTATACGCTGGGTATACCAATGATATATTTTTAGTGGGTGGTATTGATGTTATGTTTAAAGCTGTACATATTTTTCTAGATAAAACTCGTATCATTTCTTCTTAGTAATTTTTAATGCAGTCGTTTTTTTAACTGCGTTACGATCACCAATCTTCATGTTACCATGTCTCGGATTAAACATCTTCTTATGTGTTTGCCAATATTGAGGTGCACCGACCTTAAAGTTTTTACGTAAGGTTGCCTTGTACCAAAAAACACAATCTTCTATTCTATTACTCTTTGATGTATTATCTAAAACTAAACACTCGTAGTTCTCTGTACATGAGTCCATAACTTTGTTGAACATTTCGAACGTTGGAAATATACCAAAAAAGTTTTTATATAACTTCTCACGATTTTGAATGATATTTTCACGTAAAATGAAAATGTAATCTATATTTGCCCTGAGTGCTGGTGGAAGATCCATACAGTATTGCATAGTTAACATGAAAAATATCTTCCAGTGACGACCATTCATAAAACATTGACGAATACACGTATCTTTCATAAATTTTGAATCGTACATACAATCGTCTAAAAGAAGAAACGCACCACAATTTGGTTTACCTGCACCCACGAGTTTCTTCTGTCTATCCATAACACGTTCTATTGCTTCTCTATCGTAATCTCCGTATATGAATAAGTCGGGTATATACTGTTGATAATAATGATTTCCTTCTTCAGTTGCTGATAAAACTATTCCTGCTGGTAAATGCTTTTTGTGATACAGTATATCAGTAACAAGTGTTGACTTACCCGTATTACGTTTTCCTATAAATACACACACTTTATCATCAGCCATACCTTCGGGTTTGAATTTTCGGAGTTGAAGATTCATCTAATCTAATATATCGCCTCGTTTTATTTTATAAAATTTTACTCACATAGAGTAAGAATGTCTGGTAGAATAAACCTTGCTGTCACGGGTATCCAGGACCAATGGCTTACGGGGGAACCTGAATTTTCGTATTTCCTTGTAAATTTTAAAAGACATACTAAATTCTCTATAGAAGCTACAGAAACGCCTTTTGACGGTGAACCTAAATTCGATACGTCGCTAGAATGTCGTATACCATCTAATAAAGGCGATCTTATCAGGAGTATGATGTTAAAATTTACTTTACCTCAACCCACGGGGACTGTATCTAGTGGTAAAGATGTTAGATACAATAAATCTATAGGTTCTCGTATAATAGAATACGCGGACTTACGTATAGGTGGTCAAACAATTGAACGTGTAACCGGTGATTATATATACATGTATAACCAAATACACAATAATCACGATGATACCGACCAAAGTCTTTATTTTCTATCTGGTCACGGTAATTATATACCTGTTTCTTACGATTGGGATTATAGTATAATGTTACCATTCTATTTTTTTAGACATCCGAGTTTAGCTTTACCTGTGTGTGCTATAACAAAACAACTCGTCGAGGTTGAAATAAAGTTTAGAAAACTAGAGGATATAACTGTAACGTACACTACTTCATCTGGTGCTATAGAAGATCCACCTTCAGATGTATCATCTTCAATCAAAAAAGTTTCATTAATAACGGATTTCTTTTATATAACCGAAAATGAAAAAAATTTCTTATTATCACGCCCAATCGAATATGTTATAACACAAATTCAACTGTCCCAATTCAAAATGAAACCCGGAGAAACAAAAAAGTCTGGTATGCTTAACTTTAAAAATCCCGTTAAGGAAATGTTTTTTATGGCTATAAGTGACGACGTATTTAAATACAACCCAATTAAACATGTTATAATGAAATTTAATAATAATACGATAATAGACGCCGATAATTTAATGCTAAGCTATGAACAACCTCTAAAATATTACACAGGAACTACAGAAAATAACTTCGGTGTATACAGTTTTTCACTAAAACCAGAAACGTACTACCCAACAGGACAAGTTAACATGAGTAGAATTGCACACAATTTAATAGAAATAGAACTCGATAGTCCAGATTCAAGTTTTGGACACAAAGTTTATGTGTATGCAGTTAACTATAATGTTTTGCACATCGAAAGCGGTCTCGGAGGTTTAAAATTTTAGTCAGTTATACTAGTAATGGCTGGTCGTGTTCAATTAGAAACATCTGGTCCACAGGACGCTTTTTTTACGGATGATCCAGAATATACCTATTTCATAAAAAATTTTCAAAAACATTCTAATTTTGCACCGTTCTTTGTTGATTTAGACGTTGAAGGTGAGATTGAATTTGATAATATTATAAGGTGTACCATACCCCAAGATCAAGGTGACCTTTTAAAAACAGTAAGTTTTAAAGTAAGTTTAGATGCAATTGATCAAAGTCTAAAAAGTCAGGTTGACGCATCAAATGGAAAGGGTATAGGTTATAATGAAAGTATAGGACATGCAATGATTGAATATGTAGAACTTTATATAGGTGGTCAGTTAATACAGAGAATTCCACGTGATTTTTTACAAATATATTCAGAAAACTATGTGACGCAAACAAAACAAAAATGTTTATCTAAACTTATAGGTAAACCACCTTCAGAAAGTTCAGGTCAACAAGTGGCGAGTGAAGAGATCTTACATTACTTAGGATTTGCTACGACTACATCTAATTACTTTACAGATATACCATTTTATTTCCACAATAACCCCGAACTCGCTATTCCTATTTGTGCAATAGATAAACAAGAAATCGAAATTGTTATTAAACTAAGCAAAGTAGAAGATTGTATAAACTGTTTAAGTGAAATAGATGGTATTGATCAACCCGTATATACGGGACTGTCACCGAGTAAACTGATAAAAAGTTTTAAAGTTACGACAGAAATGGTATCACTGACCGATGTTGAAAAGAAAAAAATTAAAGAAAAACAAACTGAATATGTAATATCACAAATACAAGAAAATAAATTTATAATAGAAACTTCGTCTAAATTAGATAAGTATAGATTAAATTTTATAAATCCTGTTAAAGAATTATTTTTTATTATACAGACAAAAAATACAGGGGTAGTTAACCAAAAGTTTTATAGTGCATTTGATTATGATACATTTTACTTAACTAATGCTGATGATAATACATACGTTAACTACGAACACCTCAAATCATTAAAAATGTCTCTAGATGATTCAGAAATTTTAAATGAAGAAACGGGTGATGTTATAAATTTACGCGCTGTACAAAGTGGTATACA